GGTGCCCTCTCTCAGATTCGAACTGAGACTTTACGGCTTCTAAAACCGCTCTCTCTACCAATTGGAGTAAGGGGGCAAAAATCATTTGGTAGGGGCACAGAGAATTGAACTCTGGTCTACCGGTTAAAAGCCGGTTACTTTACCACTAAGTTATACCCCCATATTACCATATGTTTAGTGTTATCCGCCGATTTGTCAACAATGTAGCTAACACTGACAAGCGAATAGCAGTTATATCAGGACCCGTTCCTCGCACAGTTGGACCCGCATAGTCATAGCGTCCTATGACGATACCTTGATAACACTAAACATATGGTACTCCCGAACGGTTTCGATCCGTCTTCTCCGCCTTGATAGGGCAGCGTCCTAGCCAGTAGACGACAGGAGCACAAAAATTACACTTAACTTTTTAAAGAACATTTGATTGATTTCTCAATCTATGGATAGAGTATAACAGAACCAGAGGCTTTGTCAACATCTATTTGCACGTTGTTGTAAAAATACAACACATCTTGGAGTCGGCGACAGGATTCGAACCTGCATGTAACGGATTTGCAATCCGTTCCCTAGCCTTTCGGGTCACACCGACACATATTATCTTTCTTCCGTGATATCCAACCATCATAGTTTGGATCTTTCACCTCATCAACACCAAAGATGCCAACAATCTCAAAATCTTTTCCAACAATTCTCACGAACTCATTCATATGTTTAGCAAGATTCATTGCTTCGGCAAGTGTAAGAACCTTAAACGATTCTTCTTTTCCTATCACTTTAAACATATTTTCCTTAACTTGGTGGAGAGTCTGGGAGTCGAACCCAGTGACCTCATTCCTGAAGCCTGCGGTTTAGCAAACCGGTGCATTACCGTCCTGCCCACTCTCCAATTCTTCAATTCTATTTGCCGCTTCTTCAAGCAAATCGGCAATTCTATCTGGTGCATTTTCTTGCACCGATTTCCTTGTAGGAATTTGTCTGCGAATCTCAGCACGTTTTCTCAAACGATAAACTAAATCTTCATTCATAAGAACTCCTAAAATTGGTGGAAACGGTGAGATTCGAACTCACGGACCCATTTCTGAATCGACAGTTTTCAAGACTGTAGCAATAAACCGGACTCTGCCACGTTTCCTATGCTTGTATATCCACGTTTTGCCCCCTAACATCAGGTTTGATTTGACCATGTTTATCATAAAGGTATTGTACAATCTCTACAACTTTTTTATCGGTTACAGGATCAATTAAAGTCTTATACACTGTTTTGCGATATTGGTCATAAACCATATCCCAACTATTTGTTATGCTTTGTACTATCATAGATATATTCCTCCATATAAAAGCACACTATCTTTCACACACTTACGATTGTCGTAACCAGCGGAAATTCACGACCTGCTCATGTGTCGTTAATAGCATACTTTTATATGGCAGGCGCAAATGGAATCGAACCATTACTAACGGAGTCAAAGTCCGTTGTGCTACCACTACACAATGCGCCAACAAATTACACTTAACTTTTTAAAGAACTGTGTGTATTGTACATGATTCTTAATCTTTGTCAATACATGTTGTTGTAAGATTACAACACTTCCAAACAAAAAACCCTCAGAACTTTCGTTGTGAGGGTTGTGAAACTTTAGTTTACTTTTATGTATTACTTAATTCCACTAACCCTTCCGTGCGCCCATGACTGATTATCACTACCAATAAACGGTGTGCGATACTCTGCTGTTAAGCAAGATTTCGAAAAGGTTGAAAATATTTTGTTCATAGTAACATTATATAGGTTATTTTTTGTCTTGGCAAGCACTCTTTTAAAAATATTTTTAAATATTTTCCCACTTGCCATGTTCAATTGGAACCCAATGTCCAGTATCACGGACAATTTCAAACGTTGTTGGTGGCCATGTAATACCGTGGTGTTGGAGTTGTGTCTGCACCAGATGTTCTGGATTATATTTGACGCCTCGATTGTACATCTGGTCAAAGTAATCTACGGCATCCGCATAAATGGACATTGCATGTGGAAGTCCAATGGCAAATTGGTCATTGAAGTTTGGTGCGTAACCATAACGCTGATTGTTGGGTATGTAGATAGTGTTTGGTGATTCCAGTAAACATTCGTGAGCCAATTTCAAATCAATAGGCTCAGATAAGCCTAAATCTGTGCGTGAACGAATCACTAAATCATATGCATCAAGTTCTCTACGCCATGCATTACAATATTGTAGACACTTGTATTGTTGCCAAACATTTGCGGGTGTACTGTTATATGGTTCATACTCTTTGGGTATTTCTCCTAATGCAGAAGGATCAAGAACCTCAATGAATTTGATTTTGTACCAAGGTGGTAGATGTGCCTGTAGTTTGTCTCTGACTTGGCCAGCAGATTTTAAATCACACCAATTCTCGGAGATTTTAGGGTCCCATCCGAATTCTCTACGCCAAAGTACAATGTATAAATCAATTGCTGATTTAGTTAGATTTTGAAGTTGTGAATCGAAGTCTACCGAGAACCGTGGATTACCCGTTAGAAGTAATGCTGTTTTCATCTTTCAAAAATTTCCATTTTATATCTTCTTTCACAATTGGTGCATCAGGATTAGAAATACCCTCGAAAACATTCCAAAGTTCTTCCTTGATAGCAAGTTTTGTCCATAAACCAACTTCTAAACTGTATGCCTCTAGTTCCCATGGATGATGGTAATAATCTATTGCATCAGAATCAATTGAAATTCCTTTCCATTTGGAAAGAGTTTCATTTGTTTCACCGTGAGCAAACTGTTTGATATGAACCATTTCGTGGGCTAGAGTTTTGAATATTTCTGCGGCTCCAATCCATGGATGTATTTCAATTAAAAACTCTCTAGCTTTATTTGATGCATTATAATCTTCTATTGATGCAAATGCCCAGACAGTTATTTTTGAATTGAACTTGATTGTGAGATGTATATTATCTCTGAGTCTTTTGGACTTTATTAAATTTTGAGCGTAAAATTCTACAGCCCTTTCGACAAAAGGTTTGAAGTCTTTATCTGGACAGTTGACTATTCTGACCTTCATTTTATCTCCAGTTGTTACCATTATTTAGTCACTGGAACATTTCATATTATGAAATTAAACTTGAGTTACCTGAACACCAGCCTTCTCTAAGAATTGAAGTCCAGTATCAGAACGATAAGAATTACGATAATACACAGAAGAGATACCACTTTGAAAAACAAGTTTGGCGCAATCAAGGCAAGGGGCATGAGTGACAAAGAGAGTAGCACCGTTGCCAGACTCAGTGCTTTTTGCGAGTTTTGCGATGGCGTTGGTTTCTGCATGTAGTACCTCCGGCTTTGTTACTAATGTTCGATTACCTTTGAAATCAAGACCAAAATCATTTTCACAGTTATTGTCCCAACCAGATGGCATTCCGTTGTAACCAATAGAAATGATGCGATTATCTTTTACAATAATCGCACCAACATGAAGCCTCACGGCGGATGAAAGACTCGCAAAAGTTTCTGCGGTTTTCATATATGCTTCAATGAATTTTTGTTTCATATTAATTGGTCCGGCGTACAGGAATCGAACCCATATTCGGGGCTTAGAAGACCCCTGTATTATCCATTATACGAACGCCGGAGTTTTTATTTAGTGTAATCGATCTTATGAATGAGTTTATCCACATTCATCCAATGAGAACAGAGTTCAGACTTATCATCTTTCAAACGATTAATCATTTCAGTAACACCTTCATGTGTAGTCACACGACCCTCGATGATTTGCTCACCGAGGAACTTTTGAGTTACTTCATCGAATTCACGACTGTGTTCAGTCATCACTAATTCATCATAAGCATGTTCAAGGCTTTCGGCCTCAATTACATACTTATTACGGAAAGTGCTTAGTACATCTACCTCAAATAATGGCATATTAAACCTCAATAAATTGGAGTTGGAAATTATCAGCTTGTTCTTCATAGTTGATGTAACCACGTGGGTTAGCAACAATACGTGTCGAGCCAATCATGTAATCAAAATTATGGTGAGTGTGACCATGGGTCCACAGTTTGATTTGTGGATGATCCAAAATAAATTCAGACAAATCTGAACTATATGCACCGTTCACCATAACATCTTTTTCATATTGTGGCTTTGTTGATTGCTTAGAAGGAGCATGATGGCCGACAACAATCCAGTTTTTAAGTGGTTGTGCGATAATCGATTCGTCTAATGCTTTCAACGTAGCCTTATGTTCACGCACAGATTTTTCTGGGGAAAACTTTCCTGTACGTGTATGAAACTCTTGTTTTACAATGTTAGTGTAGTCTGTGCTTCCGTCTTCTTTGGTGCCATAAACAGGCACTTTGTAATTAACCACTTCGCTACTATCTTCAATGATACGATAATCGTTCATGTAACCTTTGATACCATACAAGGTGTTTGAATCTTCCTTGTTCATATCGGTCCATAGTGACGCACCAAAAAACATTGTGCCATTGATATCAACACATTCTTTTTCTAGAATATGAAGATTGACCAGATAACCAAGGTTAGTACGGAGATTTGTAAGAGACTTAGCAAAGTCACCGTGATAATGTTCATGGTTTCCGAGAATGTAAATGACATGAGGAAATCGTGCAGAGCATTCTTGGAAGAAAGTATGAATTTTATTAGACTTATCATGCTCACCTCGGAGGTTATAAGTATCACGGGCAAAGACTTCCTTGGCAACACAAATATCACCAGAGAGAATCAACACATCCGCATTTTCGGTGTTCTCCAAAGAAATCGTACCGAATTCCAGATGAACATCAGAACAGAGAGCAACTTTCATTTTATTTTCTCCAAAGAATCTTTCCGCATATAGTGAATAGATTGTGTATTTGATTGTGAGGGTGGTTGTTTTACAACCGGCAAGAATTCAACACCATCTATTTCTTTAGATGGCCAATGAGAATATGTGTAATACACTTCTGCTTGGGAAATTCTATTACGCATTTTAATTGGGTTATACATTTTCATAATCTAATCAACATAATCAAAAAACAAACGGCAAGGATTCCAAAAGTAAATGTCCGACCCAATAGTGCGCCTAGGAATGTACCTAAAACAAAAAGACTATATGAGGATAAGAAAATTTCCATGTTAGAATCCGAGTTACTTACAAGGATTCTAACAGAGCTACGTCACTTTGTCAAGGCTTCTGTTGTATTTTTGCTACAACCGATCTCAATTTTTCGTGGTTTCTTTTCTTCTGGAATGATGTTTACCAGATTGATGACCAATAAACCGTCAGCGATATCAGCATCTTTAACAACGATGGTATCAGAAAGTACAAATTTGTGGGAAAAATCCCTTGTACCGATACCACGGTGTAGATACTTATCGGAGGTTCTTGCGGTCTTGATTGATCCATTCACGTAAAGTTTTCCACCTTCCGAAGTGATTTCAATTTCATCACGCTTGAAGCCTGAAACGGCAATTTCAATCGTGTAATTTTCATCATCTTCTTTAAGAATGTTGTATGGTGGATAGCTTTGAACCTTAACACCTTGACCAAGAAGATTGTCGTATTCCTTGATAGTGCTTAGTAGTCGGTCGAAACCGACAGTGGACGGAAGCAAAGATTTGCCGTATGGCAGTGATAGATGTGTCATAGTTTTCTCCTAAAAGCGAGTTAATTAAAATTACTACCCCGAAGGCATAGTATTCCTGCTTACTTAATACAGGGTCAACTAACGAGTGACAGTGCAATTGCCCGGACGCCTTTTACCATAGCATCAAACAGCCCTAAGGTGGGCTCTTTTTATTTATCCGCCGATTGTGGTTTTTTGCTACCAATGTTATATTTGGGTACAAGTTGCCAATCGTTCTTCTCTTTGTGAGACAGAATTTTAACTTGAGATAAAGAGACTGTCGGCTCCACAGTCTGTTCTTTTCTAACAATTTTAATAAGTTCCCAGTCTTCCAGCAAGTTGGTGACAGTGTTTCTCCGAGCAATATCATTCTCGGTGAGATCGGTTGGTTTACCATCCAAAGAAAACAGTTCTTTAAAATGTACAATATAATACTTACCTTGCTTATGTAGAATGTGGCAAGATTGGTAAAGTATTTTTTCTTTTTTGGATGCAACACCGATGCGTGTGAGAGTTTCACGTACTTTTAAAAAGTCGTCCTTTTCACCTAGTGTCACCTCTACCATATCTTCTATTTTAATCATTATTTTTTCACTCCGCCTTTATCTAGTTTTTCTTTTATCAAAGCGATTTGTTCATCTGAAAGAACACGTAATGCCTCTTTAGCTTTTTCGTTGGAATAGCCAAAGTATTCTTTAACACACTCTAAATCCTTGACCGCCGCCTGTTTTTGCCAAGCGTGAAACTTGCGTTTCATAGGTCTAATTGTATTTAGAAGATATTGGAATTGTAAAGTTTCTGGTAGATGATGATTCATATTCAACTCATTTACATATAAAATGCAATCGAGTTGATATGAGAGTGAACGATTAATGAGAAAGGGTTTATATGATTTGAAATCTAATTCTTCATCAGAAAACTTATTTCTTTTGTTTAGAACTACTTCAACAAAATCAAATGGGCTCATATTATTCTCACTTAAAAGAACAATCGGCCATCAATTCTGTCAGGAATGCCATCAGGTTAATCTCTTGGTCTGCAACGAATGCAGATTGATACTGATATTTTGCAAGATGCAAAACTGCTTGAGGAATACTATCTGGTGTCATAACCTCATAAAGAGATTCATAAATCTTTCTGAAGATAGAAGCTGAATCGGAGTCAATATTATTGATAACCCACTTTCGAGCCAGACCAAAGTCTTTCTCTTTTACGGCTTTAATTAAATCAGAAATTTGTAGGTCGGATACAGATGCAAGGATGCCCTTGTCAATTGTACCACCAACAGAATAACGCTGTAGTTCATTGAGAACACGGCGATTATCTGGAAAGTGTTTTGTAATAACTGATGCTACAACTTGCTTGTCGTATACAACGTTCTCTTGTTCAAGAATCCATTCCACACGCTTGAAGAACTGTGCGGCCATCTTAGCTTTTTGACCATTTTGAATCTTGAATTCAACAACAGAACAACGAGAATGTAACGGATCAATGATACGATTCTTGAAGTTACAAGTAAAGATGAAAGAACAGTTAACTGCGAATTCTTCCATTGCACCACGGAGTGCAGGTTGTGTGGAATTTGGATTTAGATAATCAGCTTCATCAATAATGATGACCTTGCGGCCACCAGAAAGGCTCATTGATGATGCATAGTTTTTGATTTTGTTGCGGAATGTGTCAATGCCGCTTTCGTCCGACCCGTTGATGACGATGTAGTCACAGCCAACTTCTTCACATAGGGCTTTTGCGATTGTAGTTTTGCCGACCCCTGCGGATCCAGCAAGTAGCAAATTTGGGATTTCTTTTCTGTTAACATATTCCTGAAAGGTTGTTTTAATAGACTCCGGAAGAATACAGTCCTCAATTTTGTGAGGACGATACTTTTCCACCCATAGCATTTGGTTGCTTTCCATTCAAATTCTCCATAATAATATAATAATTAAAGGAGTGAGCCGTCTTGCCACTCCCAACCCAAACATAGTGCCATCATTTTACGATGAAACCAGTTTGGTTTTTTCACGATAGAAATACTCAACCCATAATTTCCACCAATTCGATAAAAACCAGAATATTTTGGCGGTACATAAAAACTATATGGCTGAGTAGCCGCATTCGTTATGTAAGGGGATGAGTTAGGCTCACTCATTTCGTTTCAGTCATTCCGATGTAGAGTGCTTCAAACTCATTATCTTCCGTGACTTCTTCTTGGAAAGATTGTTTGTGGTGTGTCTTTGCCATACGGCGAAGAACCTTTTTTGGAATTTTAAAGTTATCATAAAGTGCATCGATAACATCTTTGATAGCTTCTTTGTGTGAATCGATAACTGTCATTTCATTTGAAATTTCAGAGAGAGCATCACGAATGGATTTGAGTTGGTTCTCATCAAAAGAACCATAGAGTGTAGTCACAGCAGTCATAATTATTCTCCGTACTTAGAACCAGTTTCAGTTGTCACCCAATATTCGACAGGAACAGTTGTGTTCTTGAAGTGACCAATACCTTTAGAAGCAATAGTAACTTCATATGCACCAGGAACAAAACGTAGGTTTTCGGTTGCAAAGAACATACGATATTTTGTACCAGTTCCCTGTACGTTTAAGGTTGTCGAGTTAACATGTGATGCATCATCTTTGGCATCAAAAGTTTCAATAGAAACAGATTCACCATTTGAGACAAAAGCAATGTTAGGAGAACCAAGTGCTGATGCAACTTTAGAAATCCACTCAAGGTCTTGTGCATCAAGTGGGAATTTAATCTCTGCATTCTCCATCGAAATGGTTTTATCGGGTGGAACGAGAATAGTTTCTTTAGCCGCTTTGCGATACTTGGTGCTAGAACGGCCACCAAGACCCTTGATGACAATGTTCTTTTCTTCAACTTCAATTTCAGGTTGTGCATCACGTGCTAGTGTGAGTGTGCCCAAGAAATTGTTGAGGTCGTGAATACCAAATTCAGACTCAAAGGTATCGGTTAATTCTGCTCTCGCAAGAATGTTTTTTTGTTTAGAGATAGTTTCAATAACATTACCGGGCTTAACATAGATACCCTCATTAATCGTGGCAAAGTTTTTAAAAATACTCATTGTATTTGTGGAAAGTTTCATAACAATACTCCTTAAGTAGGTTCTTGAATTGTATCAGGTCCGAAGGAACTAATCAAGCAATTCTTCAATTTTTTCTTCAAGTCTTCCAGACTTCCATCATTGTCGATAGTGTGGTCAATATCACCACCAACCCATCTCCATTCAGATTCATGCACACCAGATTGGTTAATCATAAATGCTTCAGCTTTATGGTCATCACGGTTTGCTTTTGCGGCAATTTCATACCAATGTGGTTTGATGCCACGTTTAATTTCAATTAATGTGCCACGGTGCTTATTGATAAAAGAAATTTCATTCTGAAATCTAACATCAGTGATAACATAATTTTGTTCAGGTGCATTATCGATATAGTTTTTCAACTTAATCACCCAAAAATCTTTATGAAATACATCACGACCAACTTCTGTACCCATGAGTTGTAGTGCCAGCCTAGGTGTAAATTCTTTTCCAAGTTCGTATGACCAAAAATCATCCGGCTTTTCTCGCCATTCACGTGAATGTTGTGTATCACCTTCTAGTAAATGACGAGGCCATCCAAACATTTCTGCTGTGACATCCTTAACACCTTTAGCAAAGGACACGGGTGTAAAACCCATGTCTTTTAGCAGGTCACCTGCTGTACCTTTACCTGAACCAATAAATCCAAGTAAACCCACAATCATTACATTTCTCCAACATAATTCGCTACGGCAGGCATGTCACCTTGGAAATGGTATGTGCCAATGTGTTGTGTACGCATCCAAGGGCAGAGCCAAATTTGACCACCCATGTTACGCCACCATTGGCAGAACATGTAATCTTCTGAGAGATAACGTTCGGATACTGGATCAATCACAGTATCAAAGTATGCATGAATGTAACGAGAGCCGTCAAAGTGTGCTTGACCAACATGGTCTGGCTTGTACTTGAGTTGTGGATATTGTTCTGCAAACTTAGGGAACACTTCACGCTTAATCATCATAAAACCGGT